AAGGCGGCTAAGGCATACGCCGCTAAGAACAAACACCGGATTCGTCCGCGCTTCCTGCGTTGGTATGTTGCCAATAGGACCAGCTTACTTGAAAAGAAGCGACAGAACTACGAGAACAACAAAGAACATTACAGCCAACGCGGAAGAATTAACCGCCAAAAGAATAAGGCACGTTGCGCGGCTTATAGCAAGGCTTACGCAGCAGCGAATCCGGATGTCGTACGCTTCAATCGGTTACAGCATCGAATCAGAAAGCGTAACGCTTCAGGCTCTTGTAACTCAATTCAATGGCGTCAGAAGTGTGAGTATTACGGATGGTGCTGCATTTACTGTCGTACTCCACTAACTCGCAGCACAGTAACCATCGAGCACCGCCAACCACTATCAAAGGGTGGATCTAATTGGCCTGCCAATCTAGGGCCGTGCTGTTGGGCGTGTAATCTCTCAAAGAATAAAAAGACTGAGCGCGAATTCCGTGAATGGAGACTCGCGCTCGCCAGACTAGAAGGGACTATATCATTTTCCAGGCATTTCCAAGTTGATCGACGGCTGCGCGAGTGGTAATGCCATACCCCTTAAACGCAACCGGGTTATTGCCCAGCCCCTTACGCTTGACCTGATTCGCAATCCCGGCGTCATTCACCGCCTTGTACAGATTGTAAATCATAAACTTGGTTGCGTCGGCTTTCGTCGGGAAGATCAGCGCCACGCCGAGATAGGTGATAGTTGTAATGCCCAGCGTGATCTGCTCGTAACCCGCCGCCGTGCTGTAAGTGCCAAAGCCTGATACGAGGTGTTGTAGCACGCCAGTGACATCCTGCGTCTGAGCAAGGTTTGCCGCGAGTCCCACGTCGAGGTCGGTGACGATCGTTTCAACGGGCACCAGCACTTCATCAAGTTTCTGATCTTCCGTGGTCTTCAAAGCTGCCGCCGCGCGTAGTCATCGCCTTTCAACTTCCGCGCAAGAGTTTGTTGGAACTCCTGCCGCCGCTCGCACTGCCTGCGATATTCAGCCGCTCGCTGGTCTTCGTCGGTCACTGTTACGACCCTGCCGTACGGCTAATGTCAATCTGCACCGTGCCGCCGGGATCAACAACTCCAGTGCCGGTTGCGGTGGAGACGAATGCGAGCACGTCACCGGCGGCGATGGTCGTCGCACCTGAAACAACTGATAAGGTGAACGCCTTCTCGTCGAAAGCAACGAGATTGACGCCGGTGGTTAGAGCCAGCGTACCAATCACCGTCGTTCCAGTGCCGGATTGACCCTTGTTGACGACGGTAAAAGTCCGCGCGTTGGTGTTGTCACCCGTAGCCGCCGCGTCGGGTGTGTAGCTGATCGCCGTCACCGTGCCCGCAACCGGAGCCTTGCCGAGTGAAAAGGAGTCGGTGGCAGCAATCGTTGCGCCGGGAACGGTGTTTCGTAGCGATGTGACTAAAGGTGCGCCTTCGTTGGCCATAGTTTTATCCTTCCGTTAGTTTGGGCTCGCTAGCTTAAGCAGGCGAACGAAGTACGCCAACCGGATAGCGGTTAGCCTCAACCTGATTGTCATAGCTGATCGGATTGGCAACCTGCCATGCCGCTCGGAATGTCAGCCGCATCGCAACCATGTCCTGCTGGGCCAGGTTGTAGACAATCGCTCCGGTGTTGTCCTGAATGACTGCCTGATCGAGTAGCTTGTAGGTCATGTCACGTCGGACGGCTAAGACGAACTGCGACCAGTCACCCGCGAATAGCTCGGCAGCACTCGCGCCTGTCGGCCACAACCCGTTCATAGCATAAACAATCGGCTCACCCTCAAGCGTGTTGGTGGCGATGTCGAGGAGCTTCTGACCATCCGTCGCGCGGGCGTTACGCAGAAAGCGGCGATAGGAGCGCGTGGTGACGAAGCCGTTGACATCGAACCCGTCAAGCTCCACCGTGCCCATCACGTCGGAAATGTCGGTGGCAATCCCACCAGCAGCGGCGTTGTTGGTTCCACGAGCGACCACGTTACCGGCTGAGACGGCGTTGGCCGTGATGTCAGTGGGCCATGAACTGGGCTTGTTCACGCCGAAGAAGACTGCCGCGTCGAGTGTTCGCCCGACTGCTTCCTCCAGCTTGGGTCGAATCTCACCCCATACGTCGAAACTGGCATCCTCCAGCACCGCTTCAGGGATGGGAACGATGCAGGCGATTTCCTCGGCGTTGAGAAACTTGTTGCCCCACGCGACCTCCGTGGTCTGCTTCAGGCCCGTATCGCCGTTGACGAAGTAGGCAATCGGGAGCGCAGACAGCACCGGCATGCGTTGCTGGTTGGTGGCCATAGTCGCCCGTCGCATCAACGTCAGTGCAGCGGATTCTTTGGTCGTGTTTTGAATTATCTCCGACGCTACATCTTCAGGGATGAGAGCCTGTGCGTCGGTACGGGAAATGATGTTGTCGTAAGCCATCGCGGCTAGCTCCTTTAGGAGTTATAGCCAGCCTGTTGACGGATCATCGTGTTCATGTCGAACTTTGCGGGCTGTCCATTGCCCTCTCCGCCATTAGCTGAGCCTGTGCGTTTGGCCTGCTCTGCCTTGAGAGATGGCATGTAGTCCGCCCAATTCTTTTCGGCGTACTGCTCCAGCGGAGTTTCCTTGTCTCCGTCCTTCACGTAAGCGACTTTGCGCTTGTCTCGACCCTCTTCTTTGACGATGAACTGGAGATTGCCCCCAGCGGCCTTAACCCGATCTTCGAGGATCTTGAACTTCAGCTTACTACCGCCAATTCCAACATCTGCGACCTCGCGCAGTGTGTCTCGAAGCTTCAATCCCTTGTTTTCGTCTTCGAGGGCTGGGTAGGCGTCGATACGATCCTTTAGCTCCTTCGGTGTGCCCAACGCTTTGTAGGCTTCATAGGCTTTAGCATCGTCTCCGGTGAGAATGACCGCACCTTCAGCAGGTAGCTTCCCCTGCAAGGTGGTCAACTGCTCACCCAACTGGCGCTTCGCCTCTCGTAGTTGAAAGTTTTCATCAAACAACTGGGTAGCGAAGGCCATTGCGTCACCATTCATCTTAGTCAGGCGACTTTGGAATGCTTGAGTTGGGTCCACTTGGCCGGGATCGTCTGCTGCCATTCATCAACCTCCGTGAGAATAAAATCACATTTTCCGCTAACTGTCTACATGTTTTAACCGTAACCGACATGGCCGTCTTACTTCTTTGGTAGACGCAATCCCTTAAACACCTTGGCCCGACGATGCGCGGCTGTACGTCGTTTCTCCAATTGGACCGCAATGCCAAGGTTGCCGTTGTCTTCGACGGCGAAGGCGAGCGAGTGGATCAAACCACAGTCACAACAGGCCATACGTAATACCTGCCATGCTCGTTTGTTGTGCTTGAGCGGCTTTAGTTCTAGTCCCTCACCGTTGATAACAGGTTTGTATTTCATTGTGTTACTTCGGTGGCATCCGCTCGCGCAAACAGTCTCACCAACTCACGTACCTTGCTCCGATCACCTTCAGCTACTTCAAACACCACGCCACGTTTCATCTCGCGAAAGAAAGCGATCGGCTCGGTGGTGTCGCGTAGCTTCCAGAGCAGCCGCTGGATGATAAAGTCGCATTCGGCATCGGTGAGGGTCGATGCGGGTAGTTCTGGTTTAACTGATTGCGTTGGTCCGGTCTTAGTTTTCATCACGTATTAGCATCCATCGGCGGCTGAATCGGCGGCTTGGCAGCGACAACCTTCGCCCGCTCCTCCGTAAACTTCGCCACCTCACTGTCAGAATAACCCAACTCCTTCTGCACTGTCTCTAAATCAATCCCCAGCCCATCAACCTTCTTCACCGCGTTGTCGATCTCGTTAGCCTCGTTGCGTGGCGTAGTATCAATCCACACCGGTTCAGGTTCAGTTTCTTTGATACCGACAATCTCCAACGCAAACCGCATCACATCCGACCAGACCATACCCCAAGCGTCTTGACGATCTTCTACCTTAGCCAGCATTGGACCATCAGCGGTCTTCATCGACTCGCCTGATGGTGGTGTGCCCTCCAGTGTAAAGTAGTGCAGCGGCGTACGTGACACTCGTGCAATCTCTTTCCGAAAGTCGTTAATGACGGTGACGAACTGGTTAAGGTCGCCGGTTGGGAATGCGCCGAACGATGCTTTGTCACTAGTCGTGCCCCACACCCCGCCAGCCATTAGCTTGTACTTCTTCGCCGCCGTCTCTTCGTCCATCTCCTCCAGCCCTATGGCCCACCGTTGCGGGATACCGTAGAATTCCGAGCCCACCAACATATCGGCAATGGACTTGTTCAGCGCGTTCTGCAACGGAATAGGCTCAGCTAACTCGCTCTTGCCTAACTGGCCCACGCTGGTGCGATTGCCAAAGTGGAAGACGGGAACTTTGTCATAGGGATTGTCCAACGGCCAGCCGGGATCGCCGTCGTCTTGGTGCTGGATGAATAGTTTCTGGTTAGTGGACAGTCCGGCTTGAGTGCGACTACGCGTGACGTACTTTTCAATCCGATCGCGATAGTAGAGATTGACACGAGCGAACTTGTCGGAGGTGATCCACGCCTTAGCCGCTTTGACGATGTAGCCCGGTTGCTCGTCATCGTACTGGATGACGATACGTGATGCCCGGTTCGGGTAGAGCACCGGAAAGCCGTCCCCATCGGGCCAGACGACCACATAAGCATCCCCTTCGATAAACGAGTCGAGGTGCACCTCGCCGGATCGCTTCTTCATTCGATTGCGACGCCAGATCTCCGTGGCTTGTTCGGTTGCCTGATCGTTAGCGAGACTGAACGAACCCAGCTTGAGTCGATCACGCGGCGTCTCGACGATTACCGGCATGAGGTTGTCGGCAAAGGCTGAGAAGAGCGAACCAAAGGTACTTTTAAACTTCTCAGTTGCGAATGACAGTTGATGATCGCCGTCGTAGTAGTCACGCGCAATCTTGTAGCGATTGGCAAGGCGGGCGAATTCGGATAAGGCCCATTTGAGGTCTTCGGTCATTGATTACCAGGAGATTAACTTAGGCTTCGGATCGGTCAACTCGTTGAATGCCCCGCTCGCTGCGTCCATCTCATCGTCATGCGGTAGTTCCGGCTGGCCATGCATGTGATTTAACCAGCGAGTATTCCAATCGCCGCGTAGGAGTTTAACGTTACCAACAAGCGCCTGTGCGGCTAACCCTTTCGCTCGAACAATCTTATCGCCTTCCGGCCTTACTCCAGCACAATCGTAGCCAGCAAGTAACTGCACGAGATGGAGATTATCTCGCACGCCCGACGCACCACCTTCAATCTCCCAACGGGCTTTGCATCCCTTACCATCCTGACTGGCGGTGTTTTTAATCAAGTTGTCGGCATCAGTTGGACCAATCTGCGCTGCTTGTGCGTCGAGTACGTAGTAAATCCCATGCACCTTCTTCATCTTACACCCGGCAGTGTAATCAGGATCGATGGTCTTATTAGTCTTAGCAAGCATCTTCTTCTCAGTGGCGGCAAGATCCCAAAACCTCACCTCTTCACCACCAGCCGGTACTGCATCGACAATCTCAAACCATGCGCGATTGAATATCTTCCCCGCCGTGGCAACAATCTTCCAGTTACCGCCAAGCAGACGTTCGCGATCGACAAAGGACAGGGCACGCAGGTTAGCCAGATACCCCGGATCTTTCTGCATGAGGATCTGGTTGTCGGATAGTTTGGCCGGGATGAACGTTAGAGATTTGGGCTCCTCATCAGGCGAGTCACGGGTTAGCTCCTCTTTCGTATCAGCCCAAACAAGCTCATTGTCTCGACGAATAAACCAGCGCACGACACCTGATCGCTCTTCAATTGGAAACCCGGTGTCCTGATCAATCCACCAAGCAATTAGTTCAGCTACCCAGCTATCAGCATCGGGGTTGACAGTCGCGCGGATGTAAGGATGCACGCCGCAGGTCGAGCGATTGCGCGAGAACATGTACCAAAACTGCGAGGCGCTGAAGTGTTCGAGTTGATCGAAGCCGATAAAAGGAACCTGCGCGCCTTGCCAGTCGTGAACGTCGAGATCGTATTGCAAGTGGGCAAACTTGAGCTTGGCCCCAGCAGGAAACTTCCACTCCAACACCGATTGACGGGGTTCAGCGTTGAGCAGTGGATAGATCTGCGCCGACTCATCCCATAGACCACCTTGATTGCGAATCTGTGGTGAAGTACGCCGGAAGATCACACCACCAAACTGCGGGTTAGACATGTGCTTCAGCGGCTGCATGAGCAAGGCCCAGGTTTTGCCACCTCCGGCAGCACCGCCAAAGATGACTATATCTGCGTCACTGGCAAGGAAGGTTTGTTGGGGACCGGGTTGGGGATGAGGAAGCAGGTCTTCAATGGACTGATTCACCGCTGCCGCTTGCGTCGCTCGATCGATTCGATCCGCTATCGGCCACAGATGGACCATCTTCAGCGACGGCGGCAAGTTTTGTGAGATCGAGCTTGATTCCATCCGTTTCACTCTGAGCAAACTTCAACCACTCAAGTAGATCTTTCTCAGTTTCCGGTATTCCATTCTTGATCCTTGCCCTGACAACGCGATTGGTGATACGTAACCGTTCCGCTCGACTGGCAGTTGCTATCATCAGCGATAGTCGATCAACTTCAGCAGCAAAGGTTTCATCAGCCAACCAGTTGCGGATAGTACGATCAGTAACGCCGATGTCCTTGGCCGTGTCCTGCTGCGTGTAGCCCTCAGCCAGCGCAAGAGCCGCCTTAGTTCGTTCTTCAGTCCATTCAAAAGCGGAAACCATTCGGAAATTATTTTATCCTCCACCTGTCCATCACTTCTCTTTGATCTTCACGTCGGGCCGGTATTGCTCAACGAGTCACTACGCAATCCTCAACAACGCTGCCGCTGCGGTGTTCGCTGGCATCGTAAGCGTGAAAGTCCCAGCAGTCACCGTCTGACTACCAAAAGTTGCTACCAGTATCGACTTGTTGCTCTGCGTCGAGTTATACAGCAGCACGCAATCAAACGCTGTTGAGAGTGTGACGGTGGTGTAAACGATGGATGCCGATGGCGTCCAGATGCCGGTTGAGGTGTCTAGGCTGGGAGTGGTGGCGTTGGTTACCGTAACACCCCCTGCTGTGTAGCCTGTGCCTGATACCTCGCCTGTTGCTGTATAGGCCGCCGTGCTCGCGCTAATTGACGCGGAGACAAGGTACAGTGCGGCTTTAACAGTGTCGGTTGTCGGCGCGGTGAGTGAAGTGCGTGAGACAAGCGTTGCCGCGCCTAACTGGTGCTCGCCACGCATGCACTCATGCTTAAAGTTGTTACTCACACCTGCTACGTTGGCCACTTTACTTTCCTCCTAATAGGAACTTCGCCCCATTTCGCGCCTTAAACCTGCACTAAAATAGAGGTCCAAGCCCTTCCAGATAGCCTTCATACAAACACTAACACCCAGTAGGAAGAGCAAAATAAAGGTCATGTCTTGCAGTCGGCTACCCAATTACTCCCACCTCGCTCTCACTAAACGCCACTCGCTTAAGTGCCACGCTGACTGAGCGATGCACATGTTGCGAACAGAAGTACATGTCGGAGTCAGGCTGGTTAGTGGTGTGCGCTGGTCCGGTGCATCCCATCAGGCAATACTCAACTATCTCGGTGCGCTCGTTGTCGTTGTCGATCGAGCCTGCGTGCTTGATAAGCAGAGATTCGTCGCGTGGTCCAAAGGTGGTATTGATGATGCTGGCAGTGCTCATTTGTTCCGTTTCTCTTCGCGTTTAATCTCGGCTTCAATGTCAGCCGGTTTCATCGGGATGTACTTGAGCTTGCCGATCTTATTCTTATGCAAGTCACATCCGGCAATGTATTGTAGGCCACTGACGCCAACCGGCGCGCGCCCGCCCTCCGTT